CTGGTATGTGTGCAACGGCAGATCTCACCTTTAAGGTGGGAAATGTCTCCCTATTCACACCTATTATTGCCAAAAGACAATTAGCAGCAGGTGATGTTTTTGAAGCCTTTTATGAAGCCGTTTCAGGCTTTATGAAGGGTGGATGGCGCGTATTTCATACAGGAGACGTTTCAGCCTTCTTTATGGAAGACGATAAAATCGCAGAATTTGATAAATTTTATAGTGAAATTCGGTCTTGGCATGGATATGCCTTGGCCGGAAATCTCCGTGAATATACCGAAATCGACGATAACGAATACCAATCTCGTCTTACTAAATCGCTAGAAGTTGGCGCTAATCTCTTAAAAACCATCAAGAAATCACAAGTTTTCGAATGGAAATATATTTCTGATAGAGTTGACAGACTAAGAGATTATGAGGTCGAATTCACGCAATTACGCACTCGGGGTGGCCTTAGGGTCGCTCCTTTTGCTGTTTGTTTGTTTGGACAATCCGGATGCGGAAAGTCTAGTTTAACAAACTTAACAGTAAACGCGGGTTTAATATATAATGATTTAAGTGCAGATAAGGATAGAATAGCAACTTGGGCAGATAATGACAAGTTTGCTTCATCAGTTCGATCGCACATTAATGCTATTATATTTGACGATTTTGCCAACACTAAGGAGGATTTTATGGATTTCTCCCCAGCCTATCGACTGATTCAAGTCATAAATAATATAAAATATTTGGCCCCAATGGCTGATGTTTTTCTGAAAGGGAAAGTGTCACTCAATCCTTATTTTTGTCTTATTTCTACTAATGTCGAACATTTGAATGCTGCAAAGTATTCTAATGAACCCGAATCTGTACTTCGTCGCATGTATCATGTAAAAGTGGAACCTAAACCTGAATTTTGTGAAAAAGGAATTTTGAGCAAAAAGAAGATTGAAAAGACATTTGGACACACTTCTTGCCCAGATGCTTGGTATCTAACTGTACGTGCATATATTGCTCAAAACAAGAGACATGTAGACCTTGCTGCCTTTGAACCTATTGAGTTTGAGGGCAAACGAATGATCAAAGTATCAGTACATGATTATCTTCGTTGGTTACAATTATCATCTAAAATTCATTTTACAGAAGAAGCCCAATACCTGGCTAACCAGGAAGCTGTGCCCGTTAAATGTGAGAAATGCAGTTTATTATATTGCAATTGCTCCAGAACAGATCCAGTTTTACAACCTAATTCAGGTACTTGGAATGATTGCTCTGATGCGACACTTGGATTTTTCCAACGTAGAGCAGAGGATCTAAAACAATGTTATGAACATGGTAAAACCTCTTCTATTCTTGCCACTGACAGCATTTGCTCGTGGTGGGAAAGATTTGATCTTCTACCCGAAAAGATGATTTGTCACCCCACAGTACTTAAGTATGGTCTCATATTCTGGAGGGAAGATATTAAACAATCTCTCATCTCAGGTAATAGTTTCTTTTTGTTCCTAATGATCACATTTATGTGGGCTCTACCAACGCTTTCATTGCTTTGGTTAACTTTGACCACTATTTTGTGTTATTGGTTCACTTGTGCTACAATCCAAACTTATAGAATCATGGTTCGTAATAGAATCTTGGAGCTTAAGGATGTAGTGAGCACTTTTGTTCAACGTTGGCAGTTCAAATACGCCATCATTGGATTGGGAGCTATAGGCATTATTCTTGCCACTATGAGATCCAGGTATACTAAACTAGAGTCCCATACTGGTTTAGATCCTGATAATATAGATGAGATTCAGGACCGCAACGACAAGGTTAATCCTTGGTTAGCTGTTTATTCCGTACCTCTACCTATGTCTGAACCATCAAAAACCACAACCTCTGACAATTTGGCTGGCTCTATGACAACCAATTTAATCGGAGTGGTATCTGATTTGGGTAAGACAACTTTAGGTTTTTACATCACATCCAATTTTATGATTGTTCCCACACACTTTATCCAAGAACATGGAGAGCGTGATATAGGTGTACGATGTTTTAAAACTGAACCAGGTCGAGTAGGCAGTTATTTCAGAGATAAGATCTCTCAGGCGTTTACAGTTGATATTCCTTTGACGGATTTTTCACTTTGTTATATTACTAGTGGAGGTTCTATGAAGGATTTCAGAAAGTTTTTACCGGAGGATAGTACTCTCAAAAGATGTCCTGCCAAGTTAATTACGCGAGAAATAATGGACTCATCATTAAAGGTTATTCCAACACTATTTAAAGGCAGC